TACAAAAACTAACTGTACAATGATCAGACATCCACAATTAGAAGCAGATGATCTAATTGCAGGATGGGTGCAAAGTCATCCTAACGATGATCATGTTATAATTAGTACTGACGGTGACTTTGCACAACTTATTGCTCCTAACGTAAAACAATACAATGGTGTTAGTAATACAACTATTACACACGAAGGTTACTTTACAGATAAAGGCGAACCTGTTATAGATAAAAAAACTAAAGAAGTAAAGCCTGCGCCCGATCCGCAATGGCTACTATTTGAAAAATGTATGCGAGGTGATACAAGTGACAATGTTTTCTCTGCTTATCCAGGCGTTCGTAAGAAAGGTACAAAGAATAAAGTTGGCCTATTGGAAGCATATGACGATAAGTCCGCGAAAGGTTATAACTGGAATAATCTTATGCTACAGCGTTGGGTCGATCATAACGGTGTGGAACATCGTGTCTTAGATGATTATAATCGAAATGTTGTACTATGCGATTTATCTGCACAACCTGCAGAAATTAAAGAGATAATTAATAACACTATTGCAGAAGTAGAACCTAAAGACATTACACAAGTTGGTATGCGTCTTATGAAGTTCTGTGCTAAATGGGATATGCAACGTATTGCAGACCAGGCAGCGAGTTTTGCAGAACCATTACAAGCGAGGTATCCTAAATGATTAAAACAAAAACAATATTAAAAGATAAATTTTGGATTCTTGAAGATGAAGGTGTTCGAGTTGGTACTTTAAGTATTTCTGAAGATAAATTTATGTTCAGCGGTCCTGAAGGAACAAAATACTTTGATAGCGAACGTGCATTAAAGAAGGTATTCGGAAACGGTGTATTCTTTAATCAAGTTAACGAAGAAATAGAATCACCTAAAGAAAGAAACGTATACGGATTTCCAACTAGTACAGATCCATATAACCCATTATTTGATGTAAAACGTAAACTTTCTTTATTTACAAAAAGTGAGCAATCAAAAAGTTTGTATTGTGCAGGATACTTTATTATTCATTTCGAAAAAGGTTGGGTTAAATCTTTTTGTCCTAAACTAATAACTGTAGAACGGTATGAAACTCAAGGACCGTTTAAGACTGATATTGAAATGAGACAAGCATTGAGTAAAGCAAATGCAAAATGAACCATTAAACACTTCTAGTATACAACAGTTTATATCGCAAGTAAAAAGTGCAGATATGGGCAATGCTCGAGAAGTAAAACTTAATCTTCAACAAGCAAAAAATCTAGCATATACATTAGGTATTGTTATGGCAAGGCTTGAAGGTGACCTAGAAAGATACGTAAAAGATAATGCAGGCTCAAACGAGCCTGTAGAAGTTCGCTTAGATGGCGGATCTGGTTGGAAATAAACTACGTAGATAACCTCAAAAAAAGATAAATATATGCGTATATAATTTTAAGGAGTATACGTATATGAGTAGGCCAAAACCCACCGTATTGCTAGAACACATAGATAAAAAGACCTATAGGGCCGAACAAGTCCTAGATGCAGAAGCCATCTGGGCTGTGTTCTACAACGGCAAGCCTTTCAATCTTAAGAGCTTGAATTCAATTACAAATTATCCAGGACCTAAATATAAAAAGGTATCATTCTCTAATCCCGGACACGCACATAACCTTGCAAAGAAATTAAACGACATGTTTAATACTGATGAATTTGCGGTATATAAGTTATCGCAAGGTGAATTAGAAATAGAAGAGCAATGAACTGGAAAGATACGTATACAAAAATATTCTTAAATCAGCTAGGTAAAACATCAAACGATATTACAGTTAAAGAATATTTGCCGTTATGGTGGAAGAATACTAGAGAAGCAGGCGGACTAAGATTAACAGACGCCGGATTTGATGTATTAACTGAAATAGAACTAGCAACATATGAAATTCCTTTTCCAAAAGATATGCCCGTAACTACACAAGTTATTATCTTTTTAGACAACTTTATTGATTGTCCTTATTACCTTAGTAATAGAGCTATACATGTAACAAGCGAAAAGAAAGCAATGGAATTGCACCTTTTTAGCGGAGATCTACGTAAGTATGGACTAACTAAGGCTATGAATCGCCAAGAAAAATCCAAATAAAATTATCAAAAACACTTGACATTTAACTTGTAGAGTGTATACTATATGTATAGTAAGAAATTTAGCACTGTACCACAAGAGGGAAAAATACTATGGAAAATGTAGCAACTCGTACTGTAAGCCCGAACTCGGCAAAAAATAGCATTAAACATGCACTTAAGAAAAAACGTCCGATCTTCCTATGGGGTCCTCCAGGAATTGGTAAATCGGATATTGTTCACCAAATTGGTGAATACATGGAAGCATATGTAATTGACATTCGTTTGTCATTATGGGAACCTACTGACATTAAAGGTATTCCATATTACTCTGCAAACGATAACGCAATGGTATGGGCTGCTCCAGCAGAACTTCCAACTGCTGAAATGGCAGCAAAGTATAAAAACATTATTTTGTTCTTAGACGAAATGAATTCGGCAGCGCCAGCAGTACAAGCGGCAGCATATCAGTTGATTCTTAACCGTAAGGTAGGACAATATGTACTACCAGACAATGTTCTTATTGTTGCGGCAGGTAACCGTGATGCTGATAAAGGTGTTACATATCGTATGCCGGCTCCGTTAGCTAACCGATTTGTTCACTTAGAACTTGCAGTTAACTTTGATGACTGGTTCCAGTGGGCTACTGAACATAGAATTCACAGAGATGTTGTAGGTTTCCTACAATTTAGTAAAAAAGATTTATACGATTTCGATCCTAAGAGCCCAAGTCGTTCATTTGCAACGCCTCGTTCTTGGTCGTTTGTGTCAGAATTGCTAGAAGATGACCTAGACGAAAGCACAACTACTGATCTTGTATCAGGTGCTATTGGCGAAGGTCTTGCAATTAAATTTATGGCACACCGAAAAGTAGCAAGCTCTATGCCTAACCCAACTGATATTTTGGAAGGTAAAATTAAAGAGTTGAAACAGACAGAAATCAGTGCTATGTATTCCCTCACTGTTTCACTTTGCTACGAACTTAAAGAAGCATCAGATGCAAACGATAAAAAGTTTGACGACAAAGTTAACAACTTTTTACGATTTGCAATGGATAACTTCGAAACTGAATTGGTTGTAATGGGCATGAAACTTGCACTTACACAATATTCACTACCAATCGATCCAGACGAAGTAGAATGTTTTGATGAATTCCACGAGCGTTTTGGCAAGTTCATTAAGGCTGCTCAACAGTCTTAATCGGTATTGAGTTTGGACGATCTCATCAAAATCGTCCATTTTTACTTGACTTTTCCTGTAAATACTGTATACTATTAGTATAGTAACAAAATAGAGGACATAGCATATGAGCGTAGCGGGCACTAAACTTTGGCAACCAGATCCCAATATTACTCCTGAAGAACTTGAAGTAATGCGTGTTGATGTAATGGAACGTATTATTATTGCCCGAGTTGGCTTATTGTTACGTCATCCATTCTTTGGTAATATGGCAACTCGTTTACGTATTATGGCAGCAGATGATTGGTTACCTACTGCCGCAGTAGATGGTCGCAATTTATATTTTAATACACAATTCTTTAATGCAATGTCAAACAAAGAAATTGAGTTTGTTATTGCACACGAAATTCTACACTGCGTATTTGATCACTTAGGACGTCGAGGCGATAGAGATCCTATGTTATTTAATATTGCCGCAGATTATCTTGTAAACAATATTCTTGTAAGAGATAGAATTGGTGAGAAGCCTAAACTTGTTGATTGTTTCCAAGACTTTAAATATGATAAGTGGAGTGCTGAAGAAGTTTACGACGATTTATACAAAGAAGCAGAAAAGAATGGTAAAGAATTCTTAGAGCAACTAGGTGAGTTGTTAGACGAGCACTTAGAAAGTGAAGGCGATGATGGCCAAACTTCTGACAACGGAGAAGAAAAAGATAGTAACGGTAATGCTGTAAGTAAGAAAAAACCAAAGTACTCAAAAGAACAGCTTCAAAAGATCAAAGACGAAATTAAAGAAGGCATGATGCAGGCAGCACAAGCCGCAGGTGCAGGCAATGTTCCAGGTGAGGTTGCTCGTATGATTAAAGAGTTAACTGAACCTAAAATGAATTGGAGAGAAATTCTTCAACAACAGATTCAAAGTACAATTAAAAACGATTTTACTTTCCAGCGTCCTTCACGCAAAGCGTGGCACACTGGTGCAATACTTCCAGGTCAGAATTTTGACGAAACTATTGATATTGCTATTGCACTTGATATGTCAGGTTCAATTGGTAATGCACAGGCACAAGACTTCTTAGGTGAAGTTAAAGGTATTATGGATCAATACAAAGACTATAATATTAAAATTTGGTGTTTTGATACTCAAGTTTACAATGAACACGATTATAGTGCAGACGGTGGCGAAGACTTACTAGACTATGAAATTATGGGCGGTGGTGGCACCGACTTTATGGCGAACTGGGAATACATGAAAGAACAAAATTATGTTCCTAAAAAATTCTTAATGTTCACAGATGGATATGCCTGGGATAGTTGGGGCGATGAAGATTATTGTGATACTGTATTCTTAATTCATTCACACCATGATAAAAACATACAGGCGCCTTTTGGTACTACTGTACACTACGAGGAAGCAAGTGCATAAGTTAAAAGAACCTAATGCATTAAATTTCTTCAATATACGGAGAGCAACAACTATGCCTCCGTATTTCGAATCTATAACCATTCCTTACACCTACAATATAGAAGATTCGTTAAATAAATGGATTGGAAAGAATCTTAAAGGCAGATATTATGTTTCAAAGTCTGTTGATTTAGATTCTAAAAATCAAATGAATACACATATAAAAGTAGGATTTGAAGAAGGTCGAGAACTAGCATATTTCATGCTGGCGTGTCCACTTTTAAAGTATAAGTAAACATTTACAGATAACTATTAATATTAAAGGAGAATCTAAAATGGCTGATGAAAAAACTCAAGCACCTGCACCCGAAGCACCACAAGCTGAAGGACAAGTA